AGACAAAGAGTTAAAAAGTCCGGCAGTAAATGAAGACAATTTAATTGCACTAATGACATATGAAACAATGATATGCAGTAGAGAATTTACTAGCCTAGACGACATGGCAGGCAAGCAAATTAAAATTGCAACTTGGGGCAGCAAGCCAGTAGCAAAGTTTCTAGAAAAGTTGTCTACCCAGACTGGTGCAGATTTTATTGTTGTACCTTTTGGAGGTAGCGGAAGCACTACAAAGGGATATCTTGCAGGTGATGCTAATACAGTATTTACAATCACTACAAGACAGAATGCAATTGAAGAAGATAAATCAACAGCTTGTTTTGCATTTAGCGAAAATGGAGACCTAGGATTTAGATTCGTTGATGCTATTGTAACAGTTGATGCTACTAAAAAGATTAACGAAAAGTTAAGAGCTGTAATTTCAGCGTTAAGTAATCAAGAAGATTGGAAAACTAAATTCAGCGGCACATCTACATATGTAGGTCCACAACATAAACCTATGTTCGATGAAGCTGTAATAAACTTTAGTAAGTAATACACTTCTGCAAGAGCTGATTAGCTTGTTTATAATTAGTGAACAGCTCTTGCACATTCTCTCCAATAATATCTAAATTTACATTAAACGATTTATTCTGTAGATTCTGAAATTCTGGAATAATCATACCTTCCGCTATCTTTGTATTGTGTTGATTAAACACCTTGTCTAGTGCTGCAATATGATTATAACTTTTTATTTTTCCCGGCTGTAACATAGAGCATCCCCATAATAGTTTATTTTCTAAAATAGGAACTTCACCAGTAAGGCAAGTTTTTACAATATTATAATTGTTTACTTTATCTAATATATTGATAAATTGTCCAAGCCTTGGATTAAAGTCAATAGCAATTAACTTATCCTTAGTAACATGAAAATCCGGACCTGCAAAAAAGAGTTCTTTTATACCAAGTTTGTCGATTACTGTTTGTAAAAATGTCTGTATCTTGATGTGCCGTTCTGCATCTATTTCAGATGTATCTACAGCATATACTGCCATATCTTTTGCAATATCGCTCTTTTTACTATTACTATGCAGTTCAATTGGATTATAATTATAATCTAAAATATCTCCATATTTTACTTTAGCACACATCATGTAACAAACTGTGTTTACTTTTCCATTATATACAAATCCTGTAGGTGATATGGAAGGTTCTTCACTCCAATGATATTCTTGTGCCATAATGCGACAAGGTTTGAAATTAAATCTTTCAGTAAGTATACCTTGCTTATTAATGCTAAAGAAATCGTTATGCGAACTTTTATCTGCAAGGTGTTTAAGAAAATGATGTTTATTATTCCAACGTCTATATTCTATATTAGGAGTATTCTGATCGTCTCCTGGAAAAAATACATTACTACCTGTTCCGATATCAGGCTTAGTAAAAAATTCAGTATTGTTAAAAACATCAAGTTGTTTATGGAAAGTAGGTGTTGTACTCCTTGGGATAAAATTAGCTAGACCGATCTGTCTACAGTAATCATCAAACTTCTGTTTATTGCTTAATACTTCTGCTGCAAAAGGAGAAAGATTATCTACTCCGTAATAGCTTTCTAATTGACTTTGTATTGGTAATAAGTTTTCACTTACACACCAAATCTTATCAACTTTGTCTATTTTAGATACAATATGAATTGCATCGAATGACTTAGACAAGACAATCCTGTCTGCAAACTTTACATAAGGCTTATAGTCTTCGTCTGGCATAAAGTCTGTAACAATAGTTACTTTTTGACCTTTATATGAATTCAGTAAACCTTCTGCTTTGTTTAAACTTCTTTCGTGGGATAGTATTACTATATGCATTTTATATCTTCAAGTATCTCATTTACACTTATTATACACGATTCTTTGTCATATTGCAACCTAATAATTTTTTCCTTGTATCCATAATTATGTGCTAGCCATCTATGACACGGTTTCATATTATAGAATTCTGTTTTAGAAATAATTTTATTAGGTAAGTTATACTTAGCTATTGGTATTTCTGTATCCTTGTTAGGTATCATATAACCGTGAAATGTATCCTTTATAATTTTTTTAGGAGGCATAGTACAATTTTTCTCAAATGGTTCATAATCGCACCATTCATCCTTCTTTGATACATAGACTGTGGTGTTAGAATAATCCTTAGAAATATGCTCTTGAGTAAATCCTATTATTCCTGGATAAAAACAATAATTCTTTATAAACTTTTCGCTGTTCAATATACCTAAGAATCCACCTAGACTGAATCCAATATGCACTATTTTATATTTGTGAGGGAAAACAATATCAGTTAGCATAGTTTCGAAACTTACTCTATGGTCGTCTCTAAAGCGTTCTTCATAATTCCACCATAGATTTTCTATCTTGTGTTTAGCAAAATAATCTAATAAGCCTACTTGATATCCTGCTTTTAAAAAATGTTCACTAATGTTATACTCGGCAGCACCGATTCCTCCACTGCCATGACTTATAAGGATCAGTATGTCAATGTTTATAAGGTTTTTGGGTATAAGTATGTGTATGTTATCACGTATTACTGACTTTGAAATTAAGTTGTTAAACATTAACGAACTCCCTGATGAAATATTTACCTTTGCCAATGCTTGTAAAGCACAAGGTATGAAAAACAATGAAAGTACGCAGGCAATGAAGTTTGGACGTTGGGGAGAAGAAGCATGGTGGTGTACATGGACTGATAACAAAATTGTCAGTATTAGTGGATGCCATAGTTATAGTGATTATGAAGAAGATTGCTGGCGTCTAATGGTACGAACAGCAACACTTAAAGAATACAGAGGCAGGGCACCTGGTAACTTTAGACAAATCAAAAATGATTTTAATTGGGGATTTATACTACCTAAGCAGATAGAATATGCTCGTAGTAAAGGTGCTAATAAATTAATTTTTACTACTAATAGTGATAGTGCAGGCGATTCTAATAGTGTTCGAACAAATAAAACAGTGTCACGTGTACTTGCGCCACAAGGATTAGTAAAACTTATAGCTACTGATGTAGAAGTATTTTACACTAAACAAAATGTTTGGGAAATATTAATTTAAGTTAGCCCAACTTGTTCCGTCATATCCTTGGAATTTAGCTACATCAGTAACAAATACCATCATACCTGCTGTTGGTGCTGTTATTGCTGCATCTCTTGCAGCAGCATCTGCATATACACCTGGTGTTATTGGACCACTAAATGTTGCACCATTTGGTGCAGCAACTATCATTTTTTCTGCATTTCCGTCCAATTCTAACGCAGTTTCAAAAAACGTAAAATTGTCTTGTGCTACGGGCGATAGTGCTAAGTAACCTCCACCTGCTGTCTGGTGATATGAAAACATAATTGCTTCATCGATAAAATTTGCTGCGGATGTATTATAAGATCCTAAGCTAATACCAACTCTAGCAAAGTTACTTGGTTCTGTAGGTGCAGTGAGACTACCACCGTGCTTGTACATTTTCAAAATAGAATTTTGGCCTGTTGCATACATTGTATTAACGACATTTTCTGTTTCTAGTTCACCTTTTATAGTGCCAAACACGTTACCGCCAATGCCATCTACAAGTGGTGTGCTATCATCAGCAAACACACTACCTTGTACATTACCAATTAAATCACCTGTTAAATTACCAGTTACGTCACCTGTAACATTACCTGTAAGATTACCTGCAAAATCTGTAGCAGTAACACTAACTAAGTTACTTAAAGTATTATTTTCAGCATCAAACGTAATTGCTGAATCTTCATTATAAATGCTACCTATAAAGGTTCCGTCAAAGTCGCCATTAAAATCGCCACTATGCGTTCCGATAAAATTACCTGTAAAATTTGTTCCATTCATATTAACTGCAGAAATGGTGCCTGCGTTTGTGATGTTAAAACCAGCACCATCTAAGTCACCGCCGAGCACAGGGGAAGTATCCGAAACTACATCGCCATTGGCATCACCGGGAATAAAATTTGTACCGTCCCATACCAATATTTGTCCAGTATTAATAACACTAATTGCAACATCGCTAAGGTCACTAATACCAGATGCACTTAAATCAGGAGTTGCAGCATCTTGTGGTTCCCAGTAAGAATTTGTATCGTTCCATGCTAATACTTGTGTATCAGTTGGTGCTGTTGTTGCTACATCTCCTAAATCACTTAAATTATTACCTGCAAGATCAAGTAATCCTGTGTCAATAGCTATTCCGCCTGCTGTAGTACCATCTCCTACAAACACTTTTTTGGTATCAGTTGTGTAAATAAGTTCCCCAATTTCCGGGGTAATCGTTAAACGCTCTGCGTTTGTTCCTCGTCTTAAGCGTAGTGCCATACTTCAACTCCTGGTGTTTACTTAGTTACAAGTATTTATGCCTTTTCGCATCTATTTTCTTTTCTTCATAAACACTTTAGTACGCTTTTGTATATCGGTTTTTACTTTAATTGTGTCTAATCTAAAATCTACTGTGTCGATTTTGTCGCCATACTCTTCGAAGAAGTCTTCTAAAACTTCTTCCAATGTAAGTTCTAAATTCTTACTACGATTTAGGTCAACTTCCCAAACCTTTTTATCTTTAAACGTTACTCTAAGCGCAGCGAGGTACTCAATTGGAACAACTTTTACGTCTATATCTTTGAGTACCTCGGGCCAATGCTGAACAACGTCTGTTGGTAATTTTTTATTTGGCACTGCTTTTTTTACGTTTAGTCGGAACTAGCTCTTCGGCTTGCTCTCGAAGTCTTTTCGCCTCTTTAAAGAGGGCGTCCGCTTGCGAACGATATTGAGCAGCTAGATCTTCATCAGTTAAAACACCATCTGTTGTAGTAGTTTCTTCTTGTACTGTTTCAGCTCTTGCGGGCTCTCCTAAATCACGGGTGCGAGGAGTGTCTGCTTCACTCGGAGGCATTGTTAAATCTTCAATACCTACTCCTCTTTGATCTGCTATCATTTTATTTAACTCGTCTAACCCAATTACAGAATTAGTATCCGGAGTCATTTCTATCTCAGCAGTAGACATTTTTACTAAACGTTGAGTAGCATGGAAACGTGGCAGCATACGGCTACCGTCACGTAGTACTGCACGATCCATTGCTTCTGCTAGTTCATAAGCAGTTTGTGCGGAATTGCTTTCAATAAGAGCAATTACATCATCATGATCCTCTGGTGCTAGATTCTCAGTAGGAAGAATTAAACAGCTTTCAGGATCGTTTGGTAATGTTCTAAATACTACCGCACACTTCCTTTTATTGGATTTTACCCGTCCAATGTGTTTTAAATTAGCCATTGACAGCTGCCTCAACAGCTTGATCTTGCGCTTCAGTTTGTGCTTCTTCGGTAGCTTGTTGAGAAGCGGCAATAGCTGCTAAAAAGTTTTCTAACTTTGTATATGTTGTTCCTACTACAGTCATTTCATTAGGCTTAAATGCACCACGCTGACTTGCTACATCGATAATTGTTTTCAATGCATTAAGATCTTGCACAGTCAAGTCTACTGGAGGTGCTCCTTCAGTGGCTGCTTGAGTTTCTGGTGCTGTTGTTTCAGTTGTTTCAGACATTTAATATCTCCTTTTGTACATTTATTTATAGATGTCTTTTTACTTGTACTTCAAAAGTGGACAAGCTAACATAAAGTAGGATAACTCTTTTTTATTTTCAAATCCTACTGTAATTTTTGTTTCTACATGTGAACTATTTTTATCAATAACATAGTTTTGATCAACGTAATATCTTCCTTTTAAATTAGTATCGATCCATTTTATTAGTGAATCTTTTAAATTATATCGTTGTTCTAAATTAACTGATTCGAAAAACGCAGGAAGAAACATTGTCCTGCGGTTTCCGATAATATTTAATGGATTTGGTTCTTTAAGCAGCGTCATAATGGGCAGTAATACCAAAAGGTCCTTCTAATTCTTTATTATGATTACTATGAATAACAAAAACTGTTTCACAATAATCTGGATCACCCCAACTATCCCATGCATAACCGTCTGTAAACATTAAGAACTTTTTAGGTTGAATGTCATTATCTTTCATATATTGCCAATTAACCATGAAGTCTGTTCCTCCACCACCGACAACTTCATAATCTTCTAGGCGTTCACCACCTCCGGCACTAAAGTCTTGTTCGTTATATACCTTTGTATCAAAGCACCATAATTTAATATTGTAATCTTTATATTCATCCATGATACCTTGTACTTCACCTAAGAAATCAGCAGCCTGATCGTTGCCAATCGAGCCACTCATGTCAATACTTACACACAAATCAATTGTTTCATCAAAGTTCATACCTGGTAGAACGGCATTAGTGTGCCATCCTTTGCGGCTAGGACGATTAAATGTAAAGTCATTGCGTATAGTTGACTGAATTTGTTGACGAAGTATCTCACGCCAGTTCATTTTAGGTTCAGTAAACTCTTTAATCATACGTGTAATTTCGCCTGGAGTATTACCTGCACCTGCACTTTGTGCAGCCTGAATCATACCTTCTTTAATTTCGTCACGTATTTTATTAATTTCTTCTTTGCTAAACTTAGGTTTTTTTGTACTTACACTGTTACCGTTGCTATCTGTGCTTTCACCGTTATCGCCGCCATTGTCGTCTTCGCCATCCATGTCAAGGTGTTCGTCAAGCATTTCACCTAGTTGTTTTAAAAACTCTTCACCGTTCTTTTTAGCTTGCTCGTATAAGTCATCGTAAATTTCTTCTGATGTCCAAGATTCGTATTTAAAATCTTGGAAGCAGTCTACAATCTTTGGCTTTTCACCAATGCGATCACGCACTAGCAAATTATTAACTTTATAATCTGCACTAATATTATAAATCCGAGGTTCTCTGTCTTCTCTACGTAGTAAATGGTCAAATACGCAATGTAAGATTTCATGTGCAATAACAAACTCAATTTCTTTATTGCCCATTGCATTAAAGAATTGTGTATTAAAATATAAATTACGACCATCTACTGCGGCTGTAGGACACCAATCATCGGCTGCAACAATTTTTAAACGTGTTGCCATATTACCAAAGAAAGGATGACGAAGTAGCAAACCTACTCGCGCAACAATAATGCGATCTAGTACCTCTACACGCATTTCGTCTAACGCTTCTGGTGTAATATCCGGATCAGGTGTCCAGTGCTTAGTACCTTCTAGATTATAAAGTACATCTTTATTAAAAAAATCTAAGGGCATGCCATGTCTCCTATTGTTATACTAGTAGTATATAACCATTTCTTATAAAAGTCAAGAAGAAATGGGCAGTTTCCTACCCATTTCTCTTGTTTAAGCAGCTTGTGCGGCAGTAATATACTTGCCATACCGCTCATGGAACTCATCAAAGCACTCAACTTCATCTGGATCGATAGGTAGTGAGTATTGTGTAAGTGCAAGTTTGATTCCCATAACAACTAGTTCTGTTTCGAAGTTATCCATCGAAAAGCGTAAGAAGTTATTTACCTTGTCATCGAACTTTTTATCGCCCTTATCACATGCTTCTTTAAGTTCATAGCAGAGAGATACTGTTAAGGAATACATGGCACTGATTTCTTTGTTAGTAATCTTCTCTACCTTGCCGTCCAAGATATCACTTGGGTTAGGCATACTAGACGCAACCTTACGGTGCGCCATAAACTTGACGGCTAAGCCTTCTCCGACCGAACCTGCAACAAGATCTGTTGTAGTATTGTCATCGTCGTCTTCGTCTTCAAGTAATTCTGAAACAAACGTCCAACTACGTGGTGTAGCAAACGAACGACTTGGCGACTTAGGATCAAAGTCATACAAGTCTTTTTTGCTGAATTGCAAATAGCCAACAACATCTTTGTGGATTTTGCTATCAACTGCCCACTGAAACCAATCGTCAAAGTTGACAGCTAATTCTAAGTGTACAAAACGGTTAGCAAGCGGAGCAGGCATTCGATAAGTAACACCTTTGTCTGCTTCACGGTTGCCAGCCGCAACAATAAGAACGTTATCGGGCAGTTTATATGTACCAACCTTACGATTAAGAATCAGCTGGTATGCTGCCGCTTGTACAGCTGGTGCTGCCGAATTCATTTCGTCTAAGAACAATACAATATTATCGAACTGTGCCGCAAATTCTTCTGTAGGAAGTTCTACAGGTGGTGCCCATTTCATTGTGTTATCATTGGATGCATAGTAAGGCATGCCTTTGATGTCTGTAGGATCCCAAAGTGACAAACGAATGTCAATTAGATGTGAGTTTACCATGCCATCTGTAATTTGCCCAATTACTTCTGACTTACCAATGCCTGGAGGTCCCCATAAAAAGATAGGACGTTTCTTTTTAAAAGCACGTAAAATGCTTTTCTTTGCGCCGTTCGGACTAACTGTTCGTGTAATAGATGCTTCCATCTTGTATTCCTTTATGTTAAGTTATCAGTGCCTAGTTTCTAACTATACATATATAATAACATCAACACACAGAATGTCAAGTGTTTTTTTAATCTTTTTTATTCTTTTTTAGAGCTTTTGTTAGCCCATATTTACGGACATCTCCGCTAAAAAGACTTAGTTCGAGAGCTTTCTTTTCGTTCGTTACGTGCATACTTCGATGGCCTAAGTAATACGGGCAGTCAATAAACTGATCTAGATATATTATAACTTGTGTTGTGAATTCAAAATTTGCACTATAAGGAACTTCATATGTTTTTAGTTGAACTTTTTCTATTAGAAAGTCAAAACCTGCTTCAGTAAGTCGCAATCCACCAACATCTTTTTCTCTTGTATTCTTCCACCACTGAGGCATATACTCTTTAACAGAGAGATCACTTACTGCAATACCTGCTGCTTTTAAAAAAATTTTAGTATATACTTCTTTTGTGTTCATTCTTGAACAACTTCGCCATCAGTCAACATTACTACATTAAAGTCTGTTGTATGGAACATTTCATTTAATTTTTGAGCTAGGTTGTGTGCATGACCAGGATTAGAAAAACTAACTTTCTTATATTTAGGACCTGGATAATTGGTTAAAGCATTAGAACTTTTCAAATTGAATGGTTTTTTCTTATAAAACACAGCCCAAATTGCATCTGCATCCAGGACTTGTTCTACTTTGTAAGTTTTTTTATCAACGTATTCTAATAATACTTTAGGCTTAGGCCGACTCATATTGCGTATCCTTAATTAACTACGCATATATTTATCTCTTTTTACCAGCCGCTGCCGCCATCCATTGTAATTTGAACCACTTCTTCATTACTTGATTTGGCTAATAGTTGTTCTAAATCACCATTTAAACGTGCTAAAACAATACCTAATGTAAATGCAAGACTTTTTGCTTGCTCAGTAGTCATTTTAATTTCTTTTGCTCTACTTGCATCAGCATTCTTAACCTGTGCTAAAAATTGCTGTATAGGCATTGTATTAATCGGCTGATTTGTTTGCATTTGATAATTCCACTCTCATTTGTAAATCGTTTTTAAAAGGTCCTTTAAAATCATAACGCTGTATTGTAATTAGTTTTGGACAGAATGATTTAACCCATCCTTTGTCAAACTTAATAATATAATAACCTGCTGCATACAAGCTCTTTGATTTTTTACTTTTTGTAAACAATGGTAACTTTTGTTTTACATCCCATATAATATTATGAGGTGTTGTACTAGTAGGATATTCATATGCAATATTATCTGAACTTTCTGCGTCACTGATTGATTCTGACCAGTGTATTTTACCGCCCAATGCTTTGTTTAGCTGTCGTTGATTACTATACATACGTGTGCCTGTATCGCACGAATAAAGATACTGGTCATCAGATACGCTAAGTGTACCTAATTTGCTTCCGTTTTGTTCTATAATCCAAAATTTATCTTTTAAAATTGGCTTTGCTTTAATCATTTAGGATACCTCGCTTGTAGTGGTTCTGCGAAAAGATTAGCTTGATCTGCAACTCGTTGCATATCCCATTTCGCACAAAATTTCATAAGACGTAAACCTACTTGCGATATTGTCTTAGGCTCAACATCACTAATAGTAGTATTAATTATCTCTCTAATTTCTGCAGGTTGTGCAGTCAGATCACATAATGTAACATTACGAGTATAGTCGTCAAGAACACGATGTTCTACACCTTCGTGATCTACCCAACGCTGTAGCATCATGTTATTCCAATTAAAGCCTTTTGTTGCTTTGTCTTCAAATGCTTCAATAAGTCCTACTTTGTTCTTAGTGCCTTTTTTACGTACACCTGGATATGCACTAAACACATTATCACTAGTATCACCACGCATACATTTTTCAAACAACATAAACGCAGGATCAGGTGCTTCTTTAGGCAGTTTAGTTTTCTTGTCTATAACTTCTTTGCCTTTATCGTCAAAGTAACCTTCATGTGTAATAGTCGTATTAGTGATACCGTTATATTGCTTTACATTAGGTGCAATAAGTTGTGCAAAGTCTCCGTCTGTACTAA